TAAAATCTGCCTTTTAAATTTATCTTCTCCAATCTCCTTAACTTCTGCAAGGAGTGGTTTACAGGACCCCCAGTATTCTCTCCAGTTAGATTCCTTACTAACTTTTTTCTTAGTAGGTTTTCTCCCTGGGCCGGATTGTTCTGAGATTTCTTTCTTTGTTAGTCTCTTGGTGAGAGTGTTGGTGAATATCTTTCTACCGATGTAGAACTTACCAGTCTCAATATGTGTTATCATATAAACAAACCCAACTGCTTTTTCATCGAATTGATATTCTTCTGTAACTTCTTTATTTTCGTAAAACCAATTAGGCATATTTTTATCTATCAATATTGATTATTATGTTTGTATCCGTTACGTTATTTAACGGTAATGGTTTTGAGAGCTTTGCTACTGCAATCAAATCTTGTGCTTCATTATAAAGCCCTACTGTTGTAACGTATGGGTTAAAGTATGAACTTGCAGCAAAATCATATATTATTCCTTCTGATGATCCTGAAAGTAAGCTTGGGTTCAGGCTAAAATTATATTCAGTAGCATCCACTGTACATTTGTATTGGGTTTCAAAAATAGTATAAGAGCTAGAGAAGGAACAGGTGACGTTACTGCTGGTTATGAAACTTGTTATAAAATTAGTATCATTACCCCCATAGGTATCAACTCCATAATTTGCAAATCCGTAAAGTGATCCTGAAGATGCATCTGAGGTTATTACTGCTAATCCGTGCTGGTATGTAATGATTCCGCAGATCTCATTCCCGACTGTTATTAAATTTCCATTTCCATCATCAGTGACACTCCCTGACGGTCCTTGCATCCTAAATGAGCCTGGTTGTATTTTTTCTCCAAATAGTTTAGTTGGTATCGAAACAACACCGATAATTGCATCTGAGGATGTTGGAAAGTATCTTTCGTATGTTAATGTATTTTCTAGGTAATTCTCATACCTCCCAGCACTTGAGGCTGATCCTACTAAAACATTACCTGCTGCATCATTACCCGATATTGTAAAAGGTACTGATACTGGATCTCCATAACTCGAACTAAGGTAGTTGGAGAAGTACAGTTCTTTGATAGAATTATAAATTAACCTGCTATACTCAGAAGTTACTTGCCCGGTTGTACTTTCGCTTAAGGAGAATAAACCTTGTATATTCTGTCCTAGAAATCTATCAATACCGACATCCGACCCTGTAAACGCAGCAGCACCCCTAAAGGTAAAGCCTTTATTTACCTCAAAGGGAGTGACTATGATGTCGGAAGCTAGTAGTTGTTTGTATGCGCTCATTCATTTTAGAAATCAAGCTTAACTCTAACTAGAGATTCTTTTGTAAAGTCTTTAGTTAAAGGTTTAGACAATTTTGCTACTGCTAATAAATCATTGGTATCGTTATAGAATCCTACAGTTGTAATGTAGGTCTGCGGTGAATTAATAAAGGAACTGTATAAAACATCTCCGGTTGATCCTGAGATAAATGATGGATTTTCTGAGTAGTTAAATTCAGCATTTCTTGATCTCACAAATACAAAATCAGATGTTACAGTTTCTTCACTATTTAGTTGGAAGGAAGCTGCACTGGATCCTGATATTGCTCTAAATAATCTACCGATATTGTCTTCATTAATATCAGATGATCTTGTAGGTTCAAGGTTGATTGATTGTGATAATGCTAAAGGATTTAGAAGTATGGTTGCAATATCTGGTAAGAATAATCCATAAGATCCTGACGAAGCAGAATAACCTGTTCCTGAGAATGCTACTCCGTTTGAACCGGAGATGATTTGATATACTCTTCCGCAATCTAAATAAGTATCTGTTGATACCATTCCGGAATCATCTGTTAATTGTAGGTTGTAAGAACCTGATAATCTTAGATTAAAAGTACCTTTTAAAAGGTGTTCTTTATATCTTGCTCTGTCGATATTGATTGCCCAGAAATCAGATGCTGTTACTGTTCCGAAAATAAAGTTTGCATTCTCATCCCCGTAAACCAGATTACGATATTGTCCGTAAACCGTTCTAGTTGGTGATACTCCTGGTACTAGATCATTAAAGTTTGCACTTCCTGATCCTTGTTTATTTCCGTAAGCAATTGCAAATTGGACTGCTGATCCTGATACTGTTGATCCTGTTTGAAATACATTCTTGTAGTATACATCGTTTGTTGATGTTACTGAAGATGTAAAAAAAGTGCTTAAGATTGGTGCATTAGTTGACCAAGCTGTTGCTGTTACTGAATCTATGCTTACCAAGAAATCTTCCGGGTCTAATCTTTTATATGACATCTTTTATATCTTAGTTTGTTTTAACGATTGTTACTGGTATTTGTAATCTTGCTCCAGAATCTCTACCGATTACTTGTAAGGTTGCAGATAAGGAAGTGTTGCCTCCAAATAACGTGTTTACTGTTGTTGCACTTATATTCAAGGTAGTTCCGATTACTGTCTTAGATACGTTAGTACCTACTGTAGTAGTTGAATTCGCAGCTACGACCTCTGGTGTATTTATACCTACTGCTGTGTAGTTATTGAATATCCTTACATCTGAGATCGTAAACGTATACCCGGAAGCTTCATATAATGAAGTTTGTGAAAGGTAGTTTAAAGTCTGTGGTGTGATTGCTAAACCAGCACCCTGCTTTAAAGTGATTGCAGAATAACCTAAATTTAAAACTGGCATTCTTGCAGTACCTCTAGGGAGGGTTACAAGTTTGTATTTCATTATTTGAGTCTCATCAGGGAATGCTTCTAGAAGAGGCATATTTTCAATTGCTTCTCCGTAGAATGCTGAACCTGAAGGTTGTAGTGGATTATAAAGAGTATAATCGATTTCATCATCTGATAATGCAAATTGTGTTATTCTGAAAGAACCATCGCCTCTGGCAAGAAGTTCTCTTCCTTTCTTTGTAAGGATTGCATCAACTGTGACTGCTGTATTATTTAGGTATGCCATAATATATTATAAATATGTGAATGTATGAACTTTTATGTAATAAGGCCAGCTGCTTTAGCTATTGCTACTGGATCGTAGTTTGGATTAAAGTTTTCTGGTATTAGAAGACCTACCTCTCCTGAGGTTATGTTGATTTGAGGGTTAGTAGATACTACTACTGATGTTTCGTCTAGTACTCTTCTGAAGATTCTGTAGTTTTGTCTTGCAGTTACGGGTATAGAGTTTAGGTTTAGAATTTCTAAAATGCTAGATTGATTATAATCTGATCCTGTGGTGATGCTTTTTATTTGTGTTAAGATTCCGGTATTAAATGCCCCATCGACACCGTAAGGGCTATCTGGCTCATATCCAAAACGCACAAAGTCATTGGGCTGTAGAGGGAAATATGTGTCTTGTTGACTGATACTAGAAGATAAAGCTCCATCAACGAAAGGGTATGGAGAAGCAGTTGTGTACTCTCCTGTACTTTTGTTATAAATACCTACATTACTACCCGAAGGTACACCGTAGGATCTGATAGGATCTAAAGCTCCTAGTGATGATGTATTGTTATTTAAACTGTAGATCCATCCTACATTCGCAGTACCGGTATCTCTTAAAGTAGGTCCGCTTACAATAACAAAGGATGCTGTGTAGGCTGGCTGACTAGAAGAGTAGTTTGCAATAAATCCCTCATTACTACTGTTAGACCCAGATTTATATAAAATTGTATTATATACAGCTCCGCCTTCTACCACAGTTAAGTTAGTTGCTGTGTTTTGATTACTTACGTCTTTAGCGTAGGCGATTGCTGAGGTTCCTTTTTTGAATATGTTAGATACGAAACCTAGGTATTGATTATCCCCTGTCAATGAAAAAATCTGCCCAGTCGTATCTAAAATAGCGATTAATTTAAAATTACTTCCTCCGGGATATTCAGGGTCAGTAGATGTATTATTTGAAAATACTGCGAAATAATCTGAATAGTTAGTGATTACTGCTTCCTCTGCGTAAGAAATATCTCCGGGGGTGTAGGTGTTATAAGTAGCACTTGTCAACTTAGTTCCCGAATACCTTCCTTTATCCCATGCGCTTCCAAGAGTATAATTTGAATCTTGTACTTGTGCGTATAACGCTGATTCACTTATAATTGATTGAAAGTTTACTGGGTTTGTTAAGTCGTTGCTATAGTCAACATCATAGTATTTATTTGATACTCTGTTAGAATAGACGTTATTTAGTAAACTGTTGTAATCTGAATATTGATTGATGTTGCCCGGGAAGTTCTGCTGAGTGAAGACTGTTGGGTCTAGGTAGTAAGTTGACTGAGCGGATAGGTTGTCTACTGTTACTATCCACTCGGATAAGCTTGATAGAGATACGGTTCGTTGAGCTATACTTAAGCTCTGGAAAACATACAGCACTGTGTATGAACTTAGGGCGTTTATACTAACGTTACTCAGTGATAGTGTTTCGTTAAATATCTCTACTGTTCCAGTACCTGTGTTACTTATTTGTATTGACCCTAATATGTTATTAGAATTCTCCACTAAATAAACATAGAGTCTTGCATTACCTGCTTCATTAGACCATGCTCCTTTTAAAAGTACGTTTACATCAGCGATTACGCTATACTCGGGTGTGTAGGTATATGTTGCTGTATTGTAAATGGGTAGAGTACTGGTTGTGATTGTGAAAGGTAATGTATTGATTTTGAATTCATTGTTGCTACCGCTCTCAAAAAAAGCCCCTGATATAGCGACATTTAAATTTTGTAGATCCGGTATACTTACCCTGAAAGCAGATCCAAGTAATGGATTGTCTTGTAATTTATTATTAACTACATCAATAGTCGATCCTGAATATTCTCCGTTATAGAATTCATACTCTGATGAATTGATTTGATTTACAATACCTGCCTTAGTGTTTAAAGAAGAAGACCATGATTGTGGTATACTTACCCAGTTATCAACTGATCCTCCGGTACCACCTGTGAATACCCCTATAGACCCTGTTAGATAGTCTCTGGCTACAGAAGTAACTGAGGCTGTATATTCTGGCTGTGAATAAGATACTTGGGCAGGTCTTTGTCTGTTTCTCTCAAGTAGGTGCTGTTTGATAATTACACCCGCTGATATTCCGGCTCTTGTCGGAATAAAATCCTTAACCATTCTAAAGACTGCATTATCAAAGTATTTTGCAAGTCTTGTATAATCATTCCAGTTATACGAGTCTGAGTATTTTTGAAAATAATTATTTGAAAGACTCTCTAAATTTGGATAAGTTGGCAGGTCTGAGTTTATATCTCTAGGATCTCCTATGTATTCCCCTATGTTAAAGTACCCTAATGACGAATTGATATCATCATTAATTTCATTTTGAGGTGATAGAGCAATCTCAACATAATTTACATCTCTTGTAAAACTGTTGTTAGAAGAAGGTGTTTGCTGTATTGATCTTAAAGGAGATAATACTGTGTTTTCTGGAATGTTTGTTGCACCGGAAGGCGGTAGCGTTATTGATTCAATGTGTATCTTATTTGATACTGCATTTTGAATCCCTGCTGGTACTTGATCATAAAATACTGTCTCTACATTTGTTTCGTAGTACGGTGTTGATTTTATATAATATGCATTCGTTCCTGTGAATGATGAAGTTGTTATCCATGTCCCAGAAGCTTTTGGATGTACTGAAAAAGAACTAGTGTATAACTCACCTCCTAGGGTTGCTCTAAAGACTAGGTCATCTGCCGAACTTGTAAAATTATTACCCTCAATTGAATTAGGGTTCATTACATAATCATCAAATACACTCTCACTTATTGCATTTTTATAATACCTAACTTCTTGTAAAGATCCTGTGAATAGTTTGGCAGAGAAAGAAGAACTTCCAAAGAATGACTTGGTAGCTGTGCTCCATCCGTTAGTACCTGTGACACTTGCCTCACCTTGGAACCCTATTATATTTCCGTCTACGCCGTTGTAAATTTTATTTTTAGCGTATACAGTAAAGTTAGAACTTCCATTATTATTAATTAATACTGACCACCAACCTCCGTCAAAAAAGGGTAAGTAAATACTTGCAGTAGTTCCTAGGGTTGATGAAGATGGGTAGAATTCTAATAAGCCATATTGATACTCAGGGTTGATTGTTGATCCTGAATAAGATCCTGATATTGCGTTAGAACCTGTGTATTTTAGAATTAAACCTACTCCGGTATCAGTAGACCATAAACTCTGAGAGTAGTGTGTTGAAGCAGGTAGGCCCGGTGTTTTAAATCTAAATTCAACTGCGCTTGGTCTGTTATTAGTAGCTCCCCAGCTTGTATTTAATTGAAAAGAAGAACTAACATAGTTAGATCCCGAGGTATTAAATGCGTAGTTAAACTCTGACTGCCAGTTGTCCCATGTATTAGAATTTTTATCTTTACCTCCGAATTCATTTATTCTTAAGATTGTATCCGGAATACCGAAGCAGTTTAATAAAACTCTTAATCCTGCAAGAGTTCCTTTTTTCTTAAGTAGGAATGGAAGGTTGTGATATAATCTTTTATATATTAATTTTTGAGCGTCATTGAATGGTGTGGTATCTGCAGACGCAGTTACGTAATTTGTAATTAACTCACTCCCGGTGGGGGGTAGGGTTGAACCGCCTGGTGAAATTCCTAGAAAGGATGTGTATAGATCCCCATTTGAGAAATTACTTTCATACAGGGTTACTCCGTAAGATCTTAATGCATCTGCAACTAAGTCAATAGAAATACCTCCTGAAAGACTATTATCACCATCTTGTCTGTTTTCGATTGCTTTGGTGTATAACCAAATTTGATCGAACATCTGACCTACCTCTTCGTTAAATAATTTAAATTGATCGTTATCAGCATCTTCTATAATATAGCTCGGATAAATATTGTAAATGTAATTCTGATTGAATTCATCATATAGTGATCCGGAATCTAATTGATCAGCATACCAGGTTAAAACTTGAGAGGAGCCTGTTGAAAATAAAGTATACGGCTTTGTTGTATTAGATTTTGGCCATGCTGTTGAACTTGATTCGAAATATAAGAAGTAATCATAACCATCAAAATTAGTTATAAGCTTATTAATTTCTTCCTGGTATATTGCTTTACTTGCAGATACTTCTGTAGTGTTTGTTAAAGCACTTAATGTTGTGATTTGATTATTGTAATTCTCAATTTGAGAAGCTTTATAATAGAAATTTATTAATCTCTGTTCTGCTGAACTAAAGAATATAAAATTTTCAAAGTTCGAGTAATCTGTGTTTAATTCTGCTCTTCTTTCGACTAAAATGCTTCTTAATTGGTTTGTTAGACTAGCGGAAGGTGCGTTTAGCAAAGTGGAGAGATTTTCAAACTGTGTTGAGTTATTTGTTTCCTGTCTTAATTTAATATTTAAATTAGGTCCTTGTAAGTATACTCTATCATCAAAGAAGATTTCTTCTTGTGGGTATTCAATACTATAAGCTACGGGTTCAGATATTTTTTCTACAAAGGTAAGATTGGACTTATTACCTAAATCTGAGGGAAGTGGTTCGTATAGTTTTATTAGGATTGTACCGTTATCGTATCCTACGTTAACTGCTAGAAGTAGAGTATCGGATCCAAAATCTAAATAAAGTCCCTTAAACAAATCTCCAGCATTTAAAGCTGCTTTTAAAGTCTCTGAGGTTGCTTGTGTTTGTACTTCCGTGAAGGAGGAGTTTGTTATTCTTAATTCTGTTCTATCAGAAGATATTGCAGAGATATAGAATAAGGGATTCCCAACTATACTTGGTTTTAGGAAATTATAATTTAACTGATAGCTTCCTTGTGAGAATCCATTCTGTGCTAAATCCTGGATGGGATCTAAGTTTAACTGTGTTATGTTACTCCCCGCAACCCTCCCGCTTGTGACGGAATAGTTTGTTGCTAATTGTCTCAGTAGTACTTCAGAACTATCATAGATATAAGCCTGTATAATATCAGTATCTACATTAAAAACATTCTGTAATGTGATATTGGAAATATTAGAACTATCAACCGGGTTAATTTCTTGTCCGGTAGCGTTAGGTGGTGATATAGGGAATAGTACTGGTGTAGCCATTATTGTGCTGGGGTTAATGTAAGTATTGTTTGCTGTAATTGCAAGTTCTCCTGCCTTAAGTTAGTTATTTCTGCTTGTAGTGCTTCAATTTCTAAATTAATAGGGGCTCCTCCGATATATTCTGAGCTTTGTTTAACCAAGTATTCGTGTGACTCGGTTTCTCCGGTTTTCGGTATTTGGTAGAAGAGGGTATTATAGGTACTGAAGAATTCAGGGATTGTTACGGTATTATTAACTTCTGATGTTGCAGGGGTAGCTTGTGCACCGAACTCTGTAAAAGCAGTGTTAACAGTATTAGTTAATTCTACTCTATTATACCCTACTATTTCTATATTAATTGTTTCTGCCATTATCCATTTACGACTTTAAAATTATATTGATTATCAAAGACTATAGTAGATCCTCCGATGGTACTCTGTATTAATATTTTATAATATCTTTCTGGTTCTAGACCATTCATATACACAGTGAAGAAATTACCCGTTGGATCACAGCTTATTTTTGTATATGTTGTATCAAAATCAATCACATACTCATCTGTGTCAAGATCCTTAATGGCATAATAAGATGCTTGAGGTAATGCATAGTTGATTGTATAAAGAGAAGCAGTCTGCCATACTCTCCTAGGGTTCTGCAATCCTGCATTTACTCTAAAGGTATTTATTGATTCTGGGTAGAAGACTCCTGGGTTATTATCTAGAGCGACTATAGCAGGAGTAGTACTTAATAATGATAAAGAGCCTGTATTGTAGGTTGAATCATCCCATTTTAACTCTAAACAAGGAGGATAAATAGTATGTGTATCTCTTGAAAAATATTTAAGAGTACTTGTATTATTTACTGATGCGATGAATTCCTGTGATTGCGTCTGTCTGACTATTAGACCGTATTTATTTATAGATCCTGAGTTCCATAACCTAACGATAGGAGTGATATTAAAATTAAGATCTACAGTGCTGTAGTAATTGAAAGACTGCGAGGCTTGTGATGCGGTATACCAGACTCCTCCTCCTGCGGAGTATGGGTTTGTAGTTAGATTGTAAGATCCTGTTGTTCCGGGTGTGAAGCCTGTTGTTGTCCATGCATTACTACCTGAGGAGCTTCTCCATGTCCAAGATACTCCGTTTTGTGTCTCAGGGGAATCTGCGTACTTACCAGTGCCCATCGCCCAGTCTTCAGCTAGAGCATTAACTGCAAGGGTTGTTGTATCTGTAATTCCGGTTACGTTTGCTGCTAGCAATTTTAAGCTTGCCTGCCATGCAGAGGTCTTAATGTTATTAGTAAAAATATCAGAGATTTCTGCTGTATCAAATTTAATTAACGCTCTAGAAACTTGTGGGTATGGTATTGTACTTTGCAAAGCAGATACCTCTGTAGATGTACTTCCTTCTAATATTTCATCCAGCCCTGTATTCATTGCAGGGAAAGCTGAGTATATAGTTGCGTCCGCGGATGGGAATAGTTTATATATGGCCATTTTCTTCTATATTATAGAGGTACTACTCTTCCTTTAATATCTGTATCTGGATATTTAACTTCAAAAATACTTGGATCTAAAGAAGGGTATATTACATTGTTCTGTGTTGCTATGGAAAGATCATAGGAGTATTTTGAGTATCCCAAAGCCTCTCCTGATTTGTTTGTTAGGTTTACTGATTTAACGGTCTGTACTCCTGGTACCTTATCTAATAGGAGGTTTAAATCTTTTAGTAAGACTGGTTGGTTAAATTGCCAATTTTCAATATTGAAATACTTTGTAAGTTCTGTTAAACAGTTTATTAAAACTTCATTATTATTAAAGTTAGGTCTAACTACTATTTCAAAATCTACGCCGATGTTAATTATAAAACCGTCTTTTATAGTGACTCTGTCTCCCACTATCCTATATTCAGATAGGTAGGTCGATAGGTTCTGTTTAACTGCATCAGATACTGACCTTAGGTGTTTATTTGAATTATACCCTAAGACGTATAATGTTAACGTACTCGGGATTTCCCCGGGCATTGATACCTGGCTTGCCTTTGTTGGTTCAACAAACGCTTTAGCAATTGAGCCGTAATTAGAAGGCATTGATAATGCTCTGATCAGGTAATCATTTGATGTAACGTTTCTTAATTGTGATTGATATGCAACTAAGGTATTCTGTCTAATCTCTTCTGGTGTATCACCATCTGCTCCTCCATCTGCTGCCTCATTATTATTGACAGCGATTGTAGAGAAAATATAGTTTGCAGTTGCTGAATTTAGGTTATTCCCTGTAAATGAAATTCCTGTTGTTGTATTAAGAGTGTTTAAGGTGCTAGCTTCTATGTTTGCAGTTACACCTCCTCCGGTTAAATATCTAACTGTAAGGGTTGTGTTAGCAGGTGCAATACCGTAAGTATCTGTAAAAAGGAAGTTTGTGGGATCGAATGCGGTTGTTAGTTTAGATTGTTCATACGGTAATCCAATACCAACATTATTTGCATCAGGGGTTATAGCTTCATCCACATCTCCTGTTGTTCCTGCTCCAAATTGAATATCTAAATTAGTATTTGATCTGAAACGTGTTACAAAGCGTCTAGATTTTTTATCTAACTGCAGTATGTAAGGTGCATCAGTGTCTTGGTATAAATTAGGATCATTAGGGTTGGTATTCTTTATACTGTTAAATACCATCTCTTGCCCTAGGTAAGGAACTTCGTACCAAGTATTACCTTCTGAGTCAGTTATATCTAATACTTGAATTATATCAGGTGTTGTTAGAGTAACGGTTGAAAATGATTGAGGTGCTCCAAAGGTAAAAGTTTGTGTCCGTATTTCTGCGGAAATTGCTTTTCTTGTTTTCTTTAGTAAATAATACTGCGGGTTTCCAGCAGATATTTGATATACAGAGATTTCTGTTGGATCTAATGAACTAGAGACTGTGAAGTCTACATTACCCTGTACTAAGAAATTAGAAGATCCTCCTATATTTCTCACTTGTGTATTTTCTGGGAAATATAAGGCATAATCGAAATCCGGTATGTAGGTAGAACCTGAAAGTTTAGCTGGGAGTTGCTGGTAGAAATCAACACCCACTGTGGCAGCTTTTGTGACTTTTGGTTTATATCCTAACATGTAAGCTAGGTTATAGAGACTCTCTTCCTGTTTTGCATACTGTAGGAATGTTTCTTGTATTTGATTGTCTAAATAAAAAGATAGTACATCCCCAACATACGCGGATGTTTCCAAGAACATCATACCGGGGGATGTAGCACTGAAATCGTTATACGTATTTGGAAAATACGTTTTAGTAAAGTCTACTAATAGGTTTTTTAATCCTGCAAAGTCCCTATTAAAATATTTTATATCTTTATTTTCAGCCATTATTTAAATTTATTTCTAAAGTGTCTATCATTCCTGTATTTACTATACTGTAGTTAATTCGTATAAATACAGTGTTATAATCTGGTGAGGTTTGTATTGTAACTACCCCTTCTATATTTGGAAAATATTTCTGTATAATACTTGCAATATAATTTTCTACCTCCGTTACCCCTAAAGTCGTCATTTGTTCAAATACAAATTTACGTAACCCTGCTCCGAAAGTAGGATTGAAAACTTTTTCTTGTGGTCCGGTTAATAGAAAATTTATTAAGTTATTCCTAATAGCATCCTTAGTTGTGAATGTTGGCTTAAATACAGAATTGGCTTTGAAAGGCAAAGATACCCCTACCGCTTTGCTTGGATTCTGATCTATAGGGGCAATTCTGACTAATCCAAATGCCATTACTTTTTAGTCATTAGACCCATTATCTGGTTTAGATTTACCTCACCTGCTGGCAAAGAAGAGCCTTCTGCAGCTGTATTAGCAGCTACTGGCGGTCTGTATTCTTGTGAAGCTCCGAAATTAAGAGCGTCGTTCGATCCTAGATTCATATTTCCATTTCTAGAATCTAACATACCATTTAATAATGATGCATACCTTTCCCTAGTATTAATCGGAGGAGTTGTTGGTATTGACTGCATGTGCGGCTGTACATATGTTTCTGTAACTTGTCCATAACCACCTACTCCTATAGGGGTTGATTTTGGGGATCTTAAGGCTTCCAATAGGACATCTTTTAATTCTTCCTGGATTGCTTCTTTGACAGTTTCTTTAATTAGTCTTTTTAATGTTTTGATATCCATCTTTTATAAATATTTCTTAATTGGCTTTTAGATTATCTCTGTTTATTATTAATTTTAACTCCTCTACGAGTACCTGAGGGTCTTGGGTGAATGAAGGTTCTGTTTGTAGTAATACAATTCCTTGTGAATTTTTAGCTTGTCCAATCTTTTGATTTAGGTTATTATTGAATGGTTTCTCTACGATAGCAAACGTGAATCC